AGTCTCTACGTCTGCGTTGATTGAACCCCCCCTCCATCCACCACTTCCAATTCAATCGCACCCTACCTTCCCTTTTGTTATTCTCTGCTCTGTACCCGGTGCTCACACAAAATTTTTTGGAATTTTCCTAAAATATTGGTTGTGTTATAATCCGAAATATGAGCGAAGCAGTTGAGTTGCAGCAAACGGCATTACTCGATCTTAGTGGTCGAGAATTTAATCAGTTATGGGTGGACGATAACGCTCCCCTTTTTGTAGCAAATAATCCGCTGCACTGGAAAGCACACAAATTACAGGTGGCACTCGCCCGCCTTGATAAAATTGCCGAGAAAAATCCAGCGCAATTTAATTCGACCGTTTACATGGCGACCCTCGATAAATTGGCCGACCTGATGACGGAGATTAATGGAGGGGCATATGTCGAAGTATTGGACGAGGGAAGAGTGGCAGAAAACCGGAATGCCGGAGCAGCGTCGGAAGACAGCGAAATCGAACCCATTAGCATGGATTCTTGAGTACGAACCGACGATTTTGTTTCCGGGCAAAGGTTACATCCCGCTTGAGCCTTACCCGTTCCAGCAGGATTTTATTCGTTGCCGTGATCTTTTCCGCGCGATTAACAAACCGCGCCAGTGTGGCATCTCGACGATCGCAGCGGCCGAAGTCGCATGGGAATTTTGCAATGTGCCCGGCGCGCAGATTGTGATCATTTCAAAAGACAAGGATGCCGCGGTCAACTTTCACAAATACGTTTATCAGGTTTTGCGATCCGTCAAAGACAAAGACCCGAATTTTCCGAAATTATTGAAAGAAAACGAGCGCGTCACCACAAACGAAATCGGATCGACAGTTGTTTCATTGGCCGCCGGCGCGGAGGCCGGCCGATCATTTTCTGCAACTCACCTTATTTTGGACGAGGCGGCGTTCCAGCAATACGCCGACGACATTTGGCAGGCCGCATCCCCTGCCCTTGCCCGCACCAACGGCCGCGCGACGGTGATCTCGACGCCGAAAGGCCGCGCAAACTTATTTGCCCGTATTTTTGAAGAGCCCGGCCACATGGGATTCACGATTTTTAATTACGGCTGGTGGGATGTGCCAGATTATAATCCGTTTTATGCTGAGATGATCGCCGCCGGCGACGACAAGCGCGAAAAGCAAAAATGGATAGATCAAGCCAAAACCGGACGCTGGTTTAAAATCAACCGCGCCGGCAAAACCGATCTGCAATGGCGGCAGGAGTTCGAGGGCGCGTTCGATGCGAACGTCGGCACCGTCTTTTCGACCCGAACCCTCGAGAAAGTTTTCGAGCGCAATTATTTGAAAATGGCCGAAGACGAAAACGGAATCGTGACGGAATGGTGGACGATGCCAAAAGAAGATTTTCACCAGTACGCTTGCGGAATCGATCTCGGCCGCAAAAACGACCCGACCGTGATCATCACTTACGACACTACCGTGCGGCCGGCGCGGATGGTCGATTTCAAGTATATCGAGGCCGGCTCTGCGTCGTGGGATGAGATCCAAAAAACGATCATCGATCACATCGAATTTTGGGATGCCGAGGCGAAGCACGACGGCACCGGTGTTGGCGATCCGACGTCTGAGGCGTTGGAGGGAATAAGCGAACCATTTTACTTTACAAAAGGCCTCAAGGGAAATATAATCCAACGTATGCACCACGCGTTCGATTTCCGAACGGTAAAAATTCCGAAAATACCAATAATTTTTAGGGAACATCAACGGTACATCTGGGATGATAAGGACATCGTACAAGACACAGTAATGGCAAATGCACTCGCAATATCACAATTCCACGAAATCGAAGACGTTGTTTTGGGCTTTGTTTCTGATGTAAACTTTGTGGAAAGGCCGGTCGTCGCGTGAGCACAAACTATACCGATTTGACAAAACTCAACAGAGAGCTCGAGGACGCGATCGTCAACAATACCGACTATCACGCAAGCATGGATCAGTCACGAAATTTTTATCTTTACTCGGCATTTTACCCTTCAAAATCCGGCCAGCGCCGCAACACGACGGATTTATCGAACAATCTTTTGCGCGTTTACGCCGACAAAAACATCCATTTTACCTCGGCGTTTCCGACGATCAAGGTGCCGACAACCGGCGCGATGCCGGAGCAGAGACAAGCGGCTTCGATCCGCGAAAAAATTCTTTTGGGCGACTGGCGAAAATCGGGCGGCCGAAATTTGCAGCGAAAATGGGCGTATGACGGCACCATTTTTTCTGCCGCCGTGGCCGAAACCGGCTTTGATCTCGAGAATCGTTGCGTGTTTGTGCGCCGATATGATCCTCGCTACTGCTATTGGCAGATCTCGAACGGCAACGACAAACGCGTGACCGCTTTTTGGGCAGTCTACCCTATTACCAAGGACGAAGCGATGGAGCGCTATGGCGTGACGCCGACTACTCAACCGATTTCTACCACGGCGCTTACTGACGCTTTTTTGAAGCAGATCGATGGCAAAGATTGGTTTTTGATGGCGATCCGGTGGGATGACAAAATCCGCACGGCTTGGATCGGCGACAAACTGATCGAGGAACCGCACGAACACATGATGGGCGGGATCCCGATCGACCTTTGCATGCCATTTGAGGACGGCGACGCGAAAGGCCGCGGGGCTTTTTACCTAAACCCGATGGTGAATTTGCAAGCGAATCTCAATCTGACATTGCAACGCCGCGACAACATCGTTTCCCGCATGTCGTCGCCGGTAATTTGGGGGCGCGGCATCATTTCGAAGCAGCTCGACGACGTAAAAAACGGCATGAAAAATGGCGGTTTTATCGGTTTGAAGCAAGGCGGCGAGCTCGGTTTGCTGCAACTCAACGACGTGAAGCTGCTCAATGAGCACGCGGCCGATCTGCGCGAAGACATGCAGCGTGTGTCCGGTTTTTCTCAAGCCGCAATGGGTGAACTTGCCGGCGCGAACACGTCCGGCGACGCACTCGGCATGTATTTTACCCCGACGCAGCGCCACATCGAAAATCAGAACGTCGCTTGGGTTTCTTTTTACGAGGGCATCAACGCGAAAATTTTGCGACTTTATGAAAAATTTGGCAAAACCGGCGAACAATTTTCGATCGCCGGCTATTCAACGCGCGGCACGGTTTTGCCGATGAGCGACAACGAAGACAAAATGGCGTACCAGCGCGGCGCGTTTGATATTGTTTTCGACAAAACGGTGATCGGCGGCAATTACAACTCGACCGTGACGATGAACTCGATCACTCCAAAGAACGAGCTCGAGGAAAAACGGCTCTTGATCGAAGCGATGAGCCAGAAGATTTTGAGCCGCACGACCGGCTACGAAGAAATGGGTATCGAATCGCCGGAAGACGAGCTCGCGCTGCTGACGCAGGAACAGTCCGAGCCCGTATTGAACCCGCAAGGTATGCAACAACTTACCGCCAGCGCGCAATCGGCGCAGCAAATGATGCAACCCTCCGCACCTACCGAGGGGCAACCACAGCTCCCATCAACGGTAGCACAGGAGATCCAGCCGAATGTTCAATCTGTTTAATGGCATCGTCAACACCGTAAAAAATATTTTTGGCGGCGGATCCAAACCGGCCGCGCCAAAACCCGCAGCACCAAAGAAACCGGCCGCGCCGGCACCTTTGAAGCCGCTCGCTCCCCTGCCCGCTTACAATCCGTACATTGCGCAGTGGGGCGACAGTCCGGCGACGATCGCCGCCGGTCAAGCGCGAAATAACCAGTCGTGGGCGAATACGCAGCGCGTGATCTCAAACAACAAATCGACGCTCGACGCGAACGCGATCCGGATGCGCGAGATCCAAGCCGAAATCGCTCGCCAAGCGGCCGAGCGGGAACGCAAGCGCCGCGAAAAACAGGCGGCGCTCGACAAGGTGTACGGCGACCTCAAAAAAGATCGCACTACCCGCGCGCAGCAAGCGCTCGACGCAACGATGAAGAAATCAGGCGGCACGATGCTTTCGTGGCGCTCATACCTCAACGACGACGGTACGATCAAGGCGAAAGGCCAGAAAGACAAAAGCGGCTTTGAGATTCCCGAAAACTGGTACAACGAAACGGGCACGATCCAGTGGGCAAAATCGGAGTGGCAAAAATGGTACAACTCGGCCGACGGCACTTTTCAAAAGGCCAAAGACGAGTACCGCAAACGTGCGGAAAATATCATCGCCCAGAACGAAAAAGCCAACGGCGGCGGCCTCTGGAATTGGCTCACCGGCGCAAACAAGAACAACGCCCGGGCGCTGGCGCAAAAGCAGCTTGAGGATCTTGAGAAAAACCAGACCGGCCGCTACGACAAAAAGCTCAACGAGTTTTTGAAGCAGCAAGCCGCCAAAAAGGCCGAGATCGAGGGCAAAAAATTCACGTCGCAGGCGGAATTTGACAAAGCGGTCAAGGAGTTTTCAGATTGGGAAAATTCCAATATTGCGGATCTCGAGTACACTCGCGGCGCATCCGCTGGCATGGCCGAGGGCTATGGCAAGAAAGCTCGCGAAGAAAACACGTCGCCGGCCGGCAAAGTCGGGTCGTGGTTCAACAAAAACATCGTCAACGGCGCGCCCGGCCAGTTTGTGGGCGGCCTTTGGAAGTACACCCTCGGCGAGGGTGACGAAAACATGCCAAGCCTTGTGACCGCACCGATGCGCGCGATCAACTCGATCGGCAACGCCGTCGATCCGAATCGCCAGATCAACCAGTACGGCGACCGATCGCAAAAAGGCTTGCAGGGCAAAAATCCGTGGCAAGCATCGTTTAACCAGCGCAACTGGAACATCGGCAACAAAAAAGATTACAGCTTGCAAACTGACATCGATACATCGTACAAAGACGCGCTCGAGCTTTATAAAAAGCAAAAAAAACCGTCGGAATTTTCAAAATGGTACAAGGACAAATTGCCAACAAAAGACGAATGGCTGAACGAAGAAATGTACGACTACTCGACCGGCCGCAAGGTGTGGGCTGGCGGCACGACCCGCAAGCAGGCGAATTTTGAGGGGCAGGCCGCTCAAAACCGCAAAGACATCGCCGGCATGACAGCCGATACGATGGAATTTTTGTCTGATCCGATGCTTTACGTCGGCGGGTTCGGTTTGCCCGGGAAGTTTGCGAAAGGCGCGTCGTGGGCGGCCGATGCGGCCAAGGCCACCAAAACCGGTGCAACGCTTTGGAATACCGCCAGCAAGGTCGCAAAATCGAAGCCGATCCAATGGCTCAATAAAGAGTACAAAACGCCTGATCAGACATTCTCTGACGCGCTCAAAATTGCAAAATCTGGCACCACCGATCTCAACGAGCGATTAGGCGCTCGCATTAACGCGATAAATCAGAAGCTCGCCGGCAAAGACAAGATCGACACGAAGATCCTCGATGATTTGAAAGGCCTTAGCGATCACGAGGCCGGCATCATCCAGCGTATGGTTGACGGCAAGTTTGGCACGTTCCGCGACCGCATGGCGATGCGCGACATCCGCGGCTTGCAGTACAGCGCGCCGCAGCGCGAAAAACTGCTCGACATTTCACGCCGTTGGAACGAGTTCACTGAAAAAATGAAGCTTGCCGACGAAGTGACGAAAACTAGCTGGGGTGGCAAGGGCAAAACTTATTCGCCTTTCATCGATTACACCGGCGACCATTCGGCCGACAATTACAACTTTTTTGCGCGCAAAAAGGTAAAAAATCGGATCCAGTCCGCCGAAGATCTGGCGCGAAACGCCGAAACTCGATACCTCAAAAGTAATTTGGGTGCCGATTTGCAGGCGGAAGCGAACCGAACGCGCGCCGGCTGGATGAAGCGTCGCGACGACTTGACCGCAGAATACGAGCGCCAATTTGGCCTACTGACAGAGCCTGTACGCGCCGCTGACAAGCAAAGAGGTACATTGAGTCGTTATGTGAAGCAGAGGGCTGCTGGCGTCGATCCTACGACGTCTCTCGGCCGATCTGTGTTCAACACGGCGCGAAACACTGCCGGCTTGCCGATGAAAATCTGGAAACAGTCCGTTTTGAAGTACCGCCCGGCATGGACGGTAAACAACGTGCTATACAACACGCAGGCGGCAGCTTTGGCCGGCGGCGGCCGTGCCCTCGTTGAGCAGGCGAAAATGGTACGTCCGAAAAACTGGCGCAAAGCGATGGACGAAGTGCCGGCATCCGTCAAAGCCGATTTGACCGGTGAGATGGGCAAAGGGAAGCTCAACAAGTTTTACAATGGCGTCGAGAACTGGTCGCGCGTTGCTGCGTTCCGTGCTGCAAAAGCCAAAGGCCTTACTGACGAGCAGGCCTTGAAGCGCGTTGACAAGTATCTTTTCAACTACAAGACGAAAAATTACGAGCGGCCACTGAAAGCAGTGATGCCATTTTACGCATGGAACAAGAACCTGACGAAAGCGGCCGTGTCGATGCCGTTCGACCGACCGGCCGCGGCAATGGGCTATCACCGCGTGGATCAGTACCAACAAGATCAATTCGATACGGAATTTGAAAAAGTCGTGCCGGAGCTCACCAAAATGGGCTATTCCGAGGATGAGATCCAGCAGATTAAAGAGGAGCAGGCAAAATATTACCGCGGCCGCCTCAAGGTCGGCAATCAGTGGATCACGACACCATTCAATGCATTTTCGGAAAAAGGCCTCACCGGCCTTGGGTTTAATCCGTACCTCTCGGCGCTTGGCGAATCTGCAACGGCCACCGATTCATTTGGCCGGCCGATCGGCGGCGAAGACGCGAAGCTATCGAACCGGATCGCGAGCAAATTCCCGCAATACGAGCTTGGCAAAAAAGCCTATAAATCGTGGCGTGTTGCGACCGGTGCCGACAAACCTGTGAAAGGTTGGATCGGCGAAAAAGGCTCGGAGGGCTACGGCCTGACGAAAGAGCGTCAAGGGTACGATTCGTCAAAACCGAACTACGATCGTTCGATGGATCCGCGCGCAAAGCTCGGCCAGGACGCGCTCGCTTTTGTTGGAGTGCCACGCGGCCTCGAGTTTGATACAAACAAACTGGTGAACGCGAAGAAACTGCAAAAGATGACCGACGAATATTTTTCGCTCGACACGAAAGATATGGATTACCCCGCAGCGGAAGCCGCCCGCGACGCCGTTTTCAAAAAATATGGTATGACCGCCGATGATTTTTACAAAGGTGTTTTGTCGAAATACGATACCGACAACACGAAGCGGATCAAAGGCCTCAAGGAAGACGCGGCCGCCAAGAACAAATCGCTTTTCGAGCAGTACGCAGCGCAGCCAGCCGGCACCCGCAACATGTGGGCGACGCAGAAATTGCGCGAGCTCAACGCTGCCGGCTATTTTAACGACAATCCGTTTTTGAAATCTTTCAAGTGGATCGATCCAAACTCAGTCGCAAAAGCCGACCGGCAAGCAATGTACCTCGAGGCGAAACGCACGGGCGATTTCAGCAAATGGCGCGAACGCTACGGCGATACGCGCAAAATCTCGGCCAAAAAAATCGCGTATGACAAAGCAAAAGCGTCCGGTGACTGGAGCGCTTACCGCAAAACCTATGGCACGAAAACAAAGCAATCGCCATATCAGTACGACGGTAAGTTTTTCAAATCGGCCGAATCGATGAAGCGATACAAAGACGGCCAATTTTGGGCGAAATACGCAGCGGCCGACAAAAAAGAGCGCCGCAAGCTGCTTGCCGACAATCCGCAGTACAACCAGCGATCCGATTGGACTGATGATCAATGGAACGCGTGGAAATCGGACGCAAAGAAAAAACAGGTCGCAAAATCACGCGCATGGGGCAATTTTGGCGAGCAGATGGATCAAAACAAAGCTGCCGCAGAGATCAAGGCAAGCGCATTTTTGACCAAACGAAAACAGGGCGGCCGCCGCCGTTTGACGTGGGGTTAATGGTTGTGGTATTTTTAAAATGTACATTTAAAAAATAGGAGTTCTAAATGAGCGAAGCAGCACCAAAGACTGGTGGTGAACAGCCGGCCGGGACTGGCGGA